GCAAGCCGAAGGACACGATGACGCACCAGCAGCTTTTCAGCCTGTACAAGGTGGTCACCTCGCTAAGGAATCTTTTCGGACCTTTGACCTTGCACGGGCACAACGAGTTCAGCAATAAAGCGTGTCCGTCATTTATCGTATCAGAAAAACTCCCTTATCTTGTTGACCATGATTGACTTCATCACCGAACACTGGATTGAGCTGCTCATCGCCGCGATGGCTTTTATTAAGGTTATCGTCAATCTCACTCCAACGGATTCTGACAATGCTGTATTTGGCTATATCGATATCCTTATTACTGCTATTACTGGCGACCGTCGTAAGAATGGCTAAGATTAGTAGTCCTAACGGGGAGTATCCCATAGTTGCGCCGGGCACTGGTGACAAAGTCATCGGAACCGACGTCAGTGATGGTAATGCGACCAAGAACTTCACCATTGATGGTATCGCCTCTTTCGTTATTAATGAGAACGGGGTGGTCACTTCCGTTACGGGAATCAATGGTGTTAAGGTCACCACCTCTGACGGAGCTGTCACTGTTGGTCTTGAGAACCTTGAGCTCGGCCCCCCGTTCACGCTTCAGCCGGGCACATATACCTTCTCTGAGGTTACCGTAGATGCCTATGGTCGCGTTACGGCTATTAACAACGGCACCCCGGTGGTCACCCTGAACGGTCTTGACGGGAATATCACACTCGCGCCCGGACCGAACACCATTATTACTGATGACGGAAATAGCGTTATCACCATTGAGTCTACTGGTGGTGCCGGCCCCGGCGGTACGGTCACTCAAATAGACACGGGCATTGGTCTTACCGGAGGTCCTATTACGGCTACGGGTACCATCGACCTTGAGGCGCTACCCGCTCCTCTTGTTCCGGGCTCATACACCAACGCCAACGTCACTGTCGATGCGTACGGTCGCGTTACAGATGTCAGCAACGGCGACGGTCAGCCCGACCAAGACTTGCAGTCGGTACTTACGGTGGGCAACACCGCTAACGACTCCATCTCCCTTACGGGTGTGGGCAATTCTTTTGTAGCTCTCCAAGGCAACGTCCTCGTTCAGGACGCTACGTGGAGCTCCTCGGGTCAGGGATACAACCTACAGGTTACCAACCAGCTTGAGCTGTTGGGCAATGTTCTGGACAACAGCAGCTTTGCTGGTACGACGGGACAAATCCTTGTTAAGGACGACGCCCTCCCCGGAGTGGTTTGGCAGGACCAAACGGTGCGTTCTGTTCGCGTTCAGATTGATGCAGCTACCATCGCGACGCTGGGTGGTTTCGGCACGGGCGTTGCTCTTGTCCCCTCCCCGGGTGCGGGCAACGCGGTACTTGTTATTGCGGCTTCGTTCTCTTATGGATATGTCGCTCCCACATACAATGTCACTGGCAACTTTGGCCTGTACACAAACACCTCTGGCGCCCAGTTTACTACGCCGGCTTCTGTGCTGAATTTGCCAGCCTCTACGGCTCGAGCTATGACACAAACGTCAGCGCCTCTTATGAACGACGCTGCTTCTTTAGACTTTTACTTGGACGGCGTTGTCAACACTCCGGGCGGTGGCGATATCACACTTGACATTACGTATCGTATTGTTGCGTTGTGACGGACATCAGGAAGGTTTGTTTTGGTCCTAACTATAAGGACTCTATGTGTTACGTGGTGGGGCAGCCGGTTCTCGGTGGGTCCCACCATGTGCATTTAATTAAATACAACGAGGAGACCGGGGGTATCCTCATCTATATTGAAAGTGGTGACATCGTGGTTTTGTGGAAGGAGTTCACGATGATGCCCACTTCAGTAGAATACAATATCAACTTTTGAGAGCGGTCAATCAATTTGTAGTTCGGGGACACAGATACAACAATACCAAGGGCGACCTCATCGTAAGTACGAGTGAGGAGGACCACCGCTTCGCAAACCGTGAGGGGGAGGTTGTAGCCCTTCCGTTGGGCTATGAGGGTCCCATTGCCATCGGCGATACGTTGCTTGTGCACCACAATGTGTTCAAGTACTACAACGATATGAAGGGCCGTAGGAAGAGTGGTAGGAGCTTTCTGAAAGACGACCTATTCCTTGTTGACTTCGACCAATTCTATATGTGGCGCTCGTCTGGCGAGTGGCATCCCCACGATAGGTATTGCTTTGTGCAGCCTGTACCCCCTGAAGAATCTATCATCTTCAAGCCGTTGACAGAGGAACCTCTGGTCGGTATAATGCGATTTCCCAATGATTATCTTTTGTCCCAAGGAATTGAGTCCGGGGATATGGTAACCTTCAAACCTGATAGCGAGTACGAGTTCACTGTCGATGGGGAGAAGTTGTATCGGATGTTCGACCACCAAATAACATGCAAGATTCAAGAAAGCTAAAGGAACGCATTATCGCGGCGGGGCGCGTAGCGGTTGAGCAGCTCATCAAGGTTGCTCAGGAAGACATACTCAAGCCCGGCGAAGACGATGACCTTGCGGCGGACAGACTGAAGAATGCGGCAGCTACTAAGAAGCTTGCCATCTTCGACGCTCTGGAGATTTTGAATCGCATAGACTCCGAGGAGGAGGAATTGGAGTTGGACACAACCCAGACGGAAACGAAAGTGGGTTTTGCAGAACGACGGTCCAGATAAGCTATATACCGTAGTCAAGGGTCTTGTATCCAAGACGGTATTGAAGAACAAGAACCGCGCTAAGACGTGGCTCTACGGTTACAACGAGAAGTATGACATCGTGGTCATCTCCAAGACCGGACAGGTAGGAGATATCATAAACATCAACGGTGTTAATATCGCCCTGCCCCCGGCTCCCAAAGACCTGCCGGACGGCAAGAACCGTTGGGTACGTCAGGAGCTCCCCAAGGAGCTGAGCCGCATACAGAGCATCTTCCAGTGGAACGATATGCCCAAGGCGTTCAAAGCCAACTGGGTAGACTATATCGAAAGCGAGTTCGACCGTCGCGAGGACGGCCACTGGTTCTACAACAACGGCGTACCCACGTACATCACGGGTGCCCACTACATGTATTTGCAGTGGACGAGTATCGACGTAGGGTATCCAGATTTCCGTGAGGCGAACAGGATATTCTTTATCTTCTGGGAAGCGTGCAAGGCGGACCCTCGCTGCTTCGGTATGGCGTACCTCAAGATTCGCCGCTCTGGTTTTTCGTTCATGGGTTCGTCGGAGTGCGTAAACACTGGCACACTAGCGAAAGATTCACGGGTTGGTATACTCTCTAAGACGGGTGCGGACGCCAAGAAAATGTTCACCGACAAGGTGGTTCCCATTGCGAACCGCCTTCCATTCTTCTTCAAACCGATACAGGACGGCATGGATAAGCCGAAAACGGAACTGGCGTTTCGTATACCTGCTTCGAAGATTACAAAGAAGAACATGTACGATGTGGAGGACGAAGAGATTTTCGGACTGGACACGACCATCGACTGGAAGAACACCGACGACAACTCCTACGACGGAGAGAAGCTCCTCCTCCTCGTCCACGACGAGAGCGGAAAGTGGATTAAGCCCAACAACATCCTCAACAACTGGCGAGTTACCAAGACGTGCTTGAGGCTAGGTAGCAAGATTATCGGCAAGTGCTTGATGGGCTCGACGTCTAACGCGCTGGCTAAGGGCGGCTCGAACTTCAAGAAGCTATACGAAGACTCCGACCCCAGCGTACGCAACGCCAACGGTCAGACTAGGAGCGGCATGTATTCCCTCTTCATTCCTATGGAGTACAATATGGAGGGGTTTATAGACCAGTATGGTCACCCCGTGTTCCGTGCTCCTGAGAAGCCCATCAAAGGCGTCGACGGGGAGAAGATTAAATCTGGCGCTATCGACTACTGGGAGGCGGAGGTAGAGAGTATGAAGAGCGACGCTGACGCCCTTAACGAATTTTACCGTCAGTTTCCGCGCACCGAGTCGCATGCTTTCCGTGACGAGAGCAAGCAGAGCTTGTTCAACCTCACCAAGATTTACCAGCAGATAGACTACGCCGATAGCCTTGTCAAGGAGCACTACCTCACGCGCGGGTCGTTCCGTTGGGAGAACGGCGTCAAAGACACGAGGGTTATTTTTAGTCCTGATAAGCGTGGCAGGTTTAATGTATCGTGGTTCCCCAAGTCGGGTATGCAGAACCGATGGTTAGAGAAGCGAGGCGTAAAGTATCCCGGCAATGAACACCTTGGCTCTTTTGGATGTGACTCCTACGATATTAGTGGTACTGTGGGTGGTGGTGGTTCTAATGGTGCTCTTCACGGAATGACCAAGTTCCACATGGACGATGCGCCTACGAACCAGTTCTTCTTGGAATATGTCGCTAGGCCACAGACGGCAGAGATATTTTTCGAGGAGGTGCTTATGGCGTGCGTTTTCTATGGCATGCCCATCTTGATTGAGAACAACAAGCCTAGGCTACTATACCACTTCAAGAACCGTGGGTACCGTGGGTTCTGTATGAACCGTCCGGACAAGCATCTCAACAAACTGAGCAAGACCGAGCGCGAGCTGGGTGGCATACCCAACAGTAGCGAGGACGTTAAGCAGGCTCACGCCGCAGCTATCGAGAGCTACATAGAAAAGCATGTGGGCATAGATATGGAGGGTGCGTTCCGCGACCCCGGCGAGATGGGCGAGATGCCTTTTGTTAGAACACTAGAGGATTGGGCTCGGTTTGATATCAGTAACAGGACTGCTTTCGACGCCACCATAAGTAGTGGGCTGGCTATTATGGCTAACCAAAAGCACCTCTATACTCCTGAGAATAAGAAGACATCAATAAGTATTACCTTGCCTAGGTATAACAATCGTGGTTACAGGAGCGAGTTGAATGAAAGACGTTAAAGTCAACATCTCTAGCGCGGGCTTCCCCAGTCAGTTTGTTTCTGACGCGGAGAAGGCTAGTGACGAGTATGGCCTCATGGTCGGTCAAGCCATTCAGTACGAGTGGTTCAAGAGGGATGGCAACCAGTGTCGCTTCTACAATCAGTGGCGTGACTTCAACCGTTTGCGCCTCTACGCTCGTGGCGAGCAGAGTATCGCCAAGTACAAGAACGAGCTGGCTATCGACGGTGACCTCTCGTACCTCAATCTGGACTGGACGCCTGTACCTATCCTACCGAAGTTTATTGACATCGTAGTCAACGGTATGTCCGAGCGCGTCTTCAAGGTCAAGGCGTACGCTCAAGATGCTTTGTCGCAAGCCAAGCGCAGCAAGTATCAGGATATGATTGAGGGGCAGATGGTCGCCAAGCCTGTG